GTGGTAGAGTACACCGTCGAGGAGTTGCGCCAACGGGTCGCGGCCTTTCGGGATGAGCGCGATTGGCAGCAGTTCCACAGCCCGAAAAACCTGGTTATGGCTATCTCCGTCGAGGCCAACGAGTTGCTGGAGCTATTTTTGTGGCAGGACGACGGGGATGTGCCAGAGGGCAAGATGGATGCTGTCCGTGACGAGATGGCCGACGTGCTGGCCTACCTGTTGAGCATGGCCGACACGCTCCGGATAGACCTGGGGCAGGCGCTCGTGGACAAGATAAAGCGGAACGGCGCGAAATATCCGGCTGAGGTGGTACGCGGGAGCGCTAGAAAATACACGGAGTATTAAGCAGATGCGGCGTTTGAATGTTGACGCGACAACGATAGAGGAATGTATCCGGTCATCCAAATTTGCTCTCCCCTACAAACCTCAAAGTCCCGAATTACAACAGGGCGAATACCTGCTATTGCAACTCAATAAGGATGAGGCTAGAAAAAGCAGGCAACTTGATGGCCGCATCAATTATGCCCTCGTTTTTGACTATCTGGAACATGACCCGTCGGGCGCGCTGAGCCGACACTATTGGCCAAATGCAGGGAAAGAGTGGCCGTGGATAGTACATTGCTCAACTACCCTGCCAGCCAGGCCGTTTAGCCTGGAACACATGTCCCTCCCTAGTGGCTCCGATTATTCGGGTCAAACCAACCCACGCTACATCCATCCGGCAGACGAAGAAATCATCAGGGGGTACATAGGAACGCCCCCACAATTTATCGAGGAGATTGTCAAACCGGATAGGCCTGTGCCCGCTGATATCGTCGCGTCGTTGGGAAACCAAGATAGAATAGCGCAACTCCGCCCACCCCAAAAGAAAACCACGACTGTGGAGCAATCAGAACGCAACCCATGGTTGGCGGACACTTTAAAAGCACTGTACCAACACCGTTGCCAGCTGTGTGGGAATACGTTTGGGACCGATTATGGTGTTAAGGTCGCCGACACTCACCACATCGAGTATCTGAGAAACGGGGGGCTAGACATTAGTACGAACATCATTGTTTTGTGACCCAATCACCATCGGCTCATTCACGCGACAAACGCACTCTTTAATCGACAGACGCTCACCTATGAGTACCCCTATGGGCAGCGCGAAAAGCTCGCTATCAATCATCACCTGTAATCGAGAGCAATGCTCTCGCACCCCCAATAATCCCACGCCCTCGAAAGCGTTGGGCATCGGAGGCGTGAAATTGTGGATAACGGCGTAACGGGAGAGAGGGTGTGGCTACGCTGGAGGCGTTAGAGTAGTTGCCCCTATACATGGAGGTACATAATGCGTTTCCGCGTGGAGGCACAGCCCAATAGCCTGTACGTCATTGTGCCGGAGGGTCGTGAGCCGCTCCCGGCTCTTTTCGACAACCTGGAGCAAGCGCAGCGTCTAGCGGACAAGCTGTGTCAGCGTGCCGAAGTGAGCCACAACACACCCCGGGAGTTGGACCACGGGGCCATGCTGGCGGTGTCCTAAGGGCATAGCCCCATCAAATGGTTTACCACAGCCGTAATGAGAAACGGCCCAGTCTCCCGTTTGCAGCGGATTAATGGGCCACAAACGCGTGGGGCTGACGACTAAACGCCCGTCACCGCCGTTGACCTTGCACGTGTGAGGGCGTCGGGACACCACACCGGGCAGCTAGGACTTTTGGGCTATTGGTTTCCAGGCTGACGACCCCTCACACTCCGGGTATCGTGCGCTCATGAGGCGTGCCATTGAGGAGGCGCAGCGGAGACATGGACATCGTAGAAATTAGCCTGGAGGGACTGTATGACTGGCCTGTGGATGTACGCCTGCTCATACAGGACGTGCCTGATGCAGCCAGCGTCGCCATCCTCGCAACGACCGTGGCACTGTTCGAGTTGCCTATGGACGAAGGGTTACAGCACGCGGTGAGAACGCGCTACCGGGCGCTGACGCAGCCAGGACAACCAGACGGCCCATCCTAACCTAGCCCGTCCATCCCGCGCTAGTTCTACCGTCCTCTTTCACACGTGCAGCTGCATCCCAAGCGGTTGTCTTGAGATAATCGGGTATCATCCTCACCCCTTGACCAAACCACTCCACCGTAATCGCGTAGTACTCCACGGTATGGTCGTCGCACAGGCGCAGTGTCTCTACGCCCCCCGGTGTGAACGCGACGGTAACTGTGGTTGTCGCCGCTCGACGGCACTTTTGACAGATAGCAGTCGTACCCATAGCATAGTCTCCGTATTCCGGTCCCTGGCCGATGCAGGGGACAAAGGCTGTCCCCGATGTGTAGGCTGTGACTGCTAGTGTAGCAGAAATCGTACCATCGTACTGTATTTGATGCATTTTTGCAAATAGTTGCCTGTCCCCCAACAGTAGTCCGCCTAATGAAGCCACGCCACAGACAGCCATTAGGGCATCGAGGCTGTGGCCCAACATCCGTATAGGCTATAGGCGCTGGCCTCCTGAGGCAGTACATTGCGGTAGGAGGTCCATGATATAATGCTGCTCGACAATGCCGCCGCACTGGCAGCCGCCCAAGACTTATACCGCCTGCCCCAAACAAAACGGGTAATGATACTCTCCGGTCGCGGTCATAGATACACGCTCGTCTGGATGCTCAACGATGGAGCGCGCCACAACCTGAGCACCCAGGAGCAGGTTAATCACGCCATGGGTAGCCTGTCGTACCTCTAAGGCAGCGCCCCAATGCTCCCACGGGCGCTGAGACACTGACCTATTGACCATTGGACGGATGCAACACGCCCTGTAAGTCGCGGGATACCGTGGCTTTGCCCACGCCCAGCGCGGCGGCAATGCGCTGCTGTGTTCCCCACGGCGCGGTATGACCACCAGCAGCGGCCCACAGGTGCCGGACAACGGCGCGGCGCTCCAGAGCGTGTATGTGGCGTACCGCGTTGTAGTGCCTCTTACCAGAAGCTCTAGCGCATGTAGCGTCCCATCCAGCCTCCGTGCCACGGTACACGCCGCCGTGTCCGATGATAGTTACCATTAGTATCCTCCTGTCTATAGGCCGCTATACAAAATATAGTTAAAACTGTTCCGCGCTACTAGTATCATGACTGACCGCTATTCCACGCCCCTACCCAATAATCTCCACGCCTCCAATATCTACAAAACAATTACGCAAAGCTGCCGCCCCCCCCCATCTACCATCACCCCCTATATAGTAGGAAAGAGAACCACAGCGGCTACGCCTTACATCTTGTTCCCTTCTCTTGCCCTCATTCTGTGGAGCTACTTACCATCACTTTTCCCTCTATAAGAGAGGGGGAAAGATGATGGTAAAGCGGCCCCCTAAAAGTGATGGCAAGGTGATGGTAACGTTGATGGTAATAGCCGTTTTACGCGTGGAAATTACCATCAAATTTACCATCACTACCATCACCCCCATGCCCTCAAAAAATTACCATCAAACTTACCATCACCTTGCCCTCAAAACTCGGCTTTTGCCAGCGTGTATTTTCCCCGTTGCCCTCCATCCTTAATCACGCTGCCCCCACTCACCAACGCCTTTAACACTCGCTCAAACGTGGCTGACGCTATGCTTTCAGCCTCACACACCTTTTGCAATTCTCCGAACGTGGCTCCATCCTCTCCGTAATCCTCTAACAGGTCCATTAGCAGCGTGTGGCGCTCGGACAGCGCCCCAGCCGTGGAGGTGTCTAGTACCATGGATGTACCGCCATCGGGCAGCGTGATTTTGTGTTGCTCTACTCGGAAATCTGTAAAGTTGTCCAAGTCCTTAAACTTTTCACAGGTCACGGCGGCGTACTTGCTCCTAGCGCCTTTTTCCCGCGTTATCTTGATAACAAAATCGGCCTCACCCTTAAACACGCTGCTCCCTCTAAACGTGCCGTCTTTGCCCGCGTGGTGCTGGATTAACACAGCCGCCCCCGTGGCCTCCCGTAGCGCCTTAATGGTACGCATATACGCCTTTGCCGGAGCCTGCCCGTTCTCATCACCTATCATCGTTTTGGACAGCATATCCACGACAATAAGGCGTGGCACCTCGGGTAATGCCCTAATGCGTGCTAGGAACGCATCGGCCTGTACTGGGTCATCGAGCATTGGCGCGGCACTAAATAGGTACAGGTTCGACGGTACCGCCACCTTATGCACGCTGCACCACGCCTCAATGCGGCGGCGTGCGCCGGGGGCTCCTTCGGCTGCAATATACGCGACACTGCCCCGTGTGGTGGGCCTCCCATTGACCGGCAAGCCGTGGCAGATGGCCGCTGCCCAGCCGTACGATAGAAAACTCTTGAAAGACGCCTCCCGCCCGTATAGAAACCCTTGCCAATTGGCCGGTAGAATATCGGGAATAACCCAGGCTACAGCCGCCTGCTGCACGTCAGACATAGCCACGGGCATAAACTCATCATCTACATCATCATCGGGGTGCGGCACGTCGCCCACACCCATCCGCGCCGCCTCAAACCGACCTACCAGCGAGGTAAGGCGTTGTAGACACTGCTCATATACGTCATCATCGCGGTAGCCCTGGTCATCAATAGCAAGATTATGGGCCGCATCTTCCATGTCAATTCCTAGCCACGCGTCCAACTCGGCAAGGCGATATAGCTGCTGTGTGAGCATGCGGGCTCTATCGTGGGGAGCCGCTGCCCTAACCACGCGGCACGCATCCGCTAGGACGTTGTAGCGGGTCATGGGCGTACCATCGGGCAGCGTGGGCGCTACGTGTAGCCGTTCATGGTACAAAGCTAGTGCAGCGGCGTGGCTTGCCTGATTGCGCTCTATTTCCCGTTGCCGGAGGAAATCTACATCGGAGTAATCATGGACGTAGCGCATGGGCGCTTCTTGGGTGCTAGTATCGTCATCCGGTAACAGGTCATCGCTGAATATGGCGCGGCCATCCGGCCCTACCAACTGTGCGTTTTTGGGCTTATTCACCCTGCACCTCCAGACACGGCGCTGTATACGGACGGTTGCGATTACTGTTTAAGAGCGTGTACCCCATTTCCCGGTACCGTTTGATGATGCGTTTTTCCGCCTCATTGGCGTTGGCCGCGTTGGTCACAAAGAGCGGCGTGATAAGTGGCCGGAGCCCTTGCACCTTTAGGCTCTTAATCCACGTTTGTTTTGCCCGGCTACCAACCTCATGTAGATGGTCATATAGACGGCTCTCCAGGCTCCGGCGTGTCTGCCCAATATACACGGGCTCCCGTGTGGCCGGGTCAAGCAGTGCGTAGATATAGACGGCGGCTAATACGTCCTTGGATGCGCGGTCACGCGATAAACTTGTAGATGTAGCTGGCATGTCTGAAACTCCTAACGTGTTGACGATAACGCCGTTTCCCGCTGGTCACGGGGGCGGCGTTTCGTTGTTTTTATGCGGCCAACGTAGATTGGTCCGTAGTCCGCTGGTTTTCCTGGGTATTGGTATCGGGTCGGTCAGCCGCCCGCAAAATCATGCGATACGTGTCTACTAGCCGCCGCTGTAGGTCGGCACTGTTCACGCCGGGAGACTGGCGATAGGTAACGGGCATGGTAGGCGTCATCGTTGCCCCCCGCGTGCCGCTATCCGTGCCTCAAACTCCGGCAACCCCTCCGGCCAGTAATCGGCCACAATACGGCGGGCCATGCCAAGATGCATTTTTACCGCGTGGGCCTTACGGTCGCTGTTTTCCCATCTTTTAGCGCGTGCTGCCCTAAGCTGTTCCGCCTGTGCCGCTGTTTGCCCGTTTGCTAGCCTGTCCTTCACCGCTGGTGGCCTTTCACGCACAAGAAAGGGTGTGCGCTCCCATAAACGATTTCTCGTGTATGGACAACGCACACCCTAGAGTGTTCGCGGCCTGCCAGCGGCTAGTTTCAGCTACCCGCCCGATATCCCTGTTGGGTCATCTGTTCTAACTATATCAGGCTCTAGAATATTCTGGTAGTTGTTAGTAGCAGATAACCGCAACAAACAGCACGCCCCCTGCCGGATTATTCGACGGCAGGGGGCGTGCTGTGTCTGAGCCAGGTAGGGCTCAGGCGGCTAGCGGGATGGTCAGTCGGAACGGGATGCAAGCCGGGTTGTTATTGTTTATTGACCTTGAATAAGGTGTCCAACGCCAAGCGCGGCAAGAGCGATCTGGCGACGCTGCTGCCGTGGCTGCGCCGCTACAAGGATTGGCTGACCGACCGCGTGCGCATCAATAAGTACAAGGGCGCGTTTCTGTGGACGATCAAATTGCAGGGGGCCGACCGCAAGACGATCGACCGCAAGCGCATGGAGTACGCCTATCCGCCTGAGCCCGGCAGCATCGTGGTGCACAACGAAAGCGAGGAGTGGGGCGCGGTGCAGCCGCACATCGACGCGGATAACGTAGCGGCCGATGGCCGAGCCATCAAGCTGATGATCGCAATGGGCGCCGGTCTGCCCGAGCACTACCTGTCGGAGGGCGGCGAGGTCAACTACGCCACGGCGTCCGAGATGGGGCTGCCGACGTTCCGCAAGTTCCAGCGCCGGCAGGGCCAATTCGCGCTGCTGATCCGCGCGATCATCGACCGCGTCATCGCCGAGGCGGTGCGGGCAGGGACGCTGCCGGCGGGGGTGGACCGCGCGTACGAAGTCACGATGCCCGAACTGGCGCCCGATGACAACGCGCAGGCGGCGCAGGCGGCGGCGACGATGGCCACGGCGCTGACGACGGCGCTGACGACGGCGCGGGCGCAGGGCTGGGTCAGCGACGAAACGGCGATGCGCCTATTGTACGCCAGCGCCAACGCGCCGATCGACGTAGCCGAGGAGCGTGAGCGCATCGCACGAGAACGGAACGCGGCCCCCACCCCCTCGGCCCTCACCCCCTCTCCCTGACGCGGGAGAGGGGAGCCGCCCGGCGAGTCACGGGTACCAATGGAGAACTTTGGTGGGGAGGCTATTGAGGCGGCGGCACGCCTGACCTGGGGGCGGGGAGGCGATCTCCGTGTAAATGGAGTGGGTAGTCACGCTCTTTCATCTGTCGAGGAAGAGGGGGAAAGTGTGGTTTTGATGAGTCCTATCACGGCATCCAGGTGGTGCTCGACGTCATGTGCTGTGACGCGTATGACGCGATATCCGCAAGCTTCCAATAACTCTTGGCGCTCTTGGTCGCGTGCGGTTTGAGACTCGTGGATCGGCCCATCAACTTCGACGATGAGCGCGTGTTGGGCACAGAAGAAATCGGCGATAAAGGGCCCGATAGGCTGTTGGCGTCGGAACTTCACATCAAGGCGCCGTCCACGTAAGGCTTGCCATAGCAGGCGCTCACTTGGCGTTGGCTCTTTGCGGAAATCTTTGGCCGTCGCTGTCAGGGTCCGTAGAAGATCGAGCGATATCGGTAGACGTTCAGGCATAGGCCCTCCTTGTACAGCAGAAGCAGACAAAAAGCATTCACACAAGATATCACAACACGTCAGGACGGCTCCCCTCTCCCGCGTCAGGGAGAGGGGTTGGGGGTGAGGGCCGAGCGGGTGAGGGCCGGAGGGGGTGAGGCCATATGCACGACGAGCAGGACCATGAAACCGCGCACCGTCATCACGTCCCCGAGACGGGGCGGCGCCATCAGGGGGTGTACCATTATCAGCGCCACCGTGGCTGGCAGCCCCATCCGCATGAGTACACGGCGCGACAGCGCGCGGTGGAGCGTCCGCCAGAGGCGGTCGAGCTCGTGGCCGGGGTAGAGCGGTCGCCGGTCCACCCGTACCGGCAACAGGTGTCAGCGCGGCGCGTGGCGCTGCCGCGCGGCACGACGCCGCTGGTCGAGGCGGGAACGGTCGCCACGTACGACCCGGTGGGCGGGACGGCGATGGTGCGGTTGGAGGGCGCGCCAACGCGGCTGATCGGACCGGCGCGCGTGACGGCCTGCGCGCCACGCGACCTCATGATCACGGGGGCGTCATGCCTCGTCGTCCTGCTCGACCCGCACAATCCGGCCGACGCCGTGGTAGCGGCGTTATGGCCGCCGCCAGGTGTGCCATCAGGCGCCCGATTGACGCAGGCCGGCGTCGCCAGCATCGCGATCGCGGGCGCGAGCGCGGCCAGTGTCGCCGTCCCGTTCCCGTCTCCCTACGCGGGGACGCCGGTCGTCGTGGCGACATCGACGGACGCGGCGTGTGCGGCCACGGTCGGCGACATCACAGCGACCGGTTTCACGCTGACCGTGAGCGCGTCCGCGCCGTCGACGGAGACCGTCGCGGTCGAGTGGTTGGCGTGCGGGGTATAGCCGATGGTCGATAGTCGATAGTCGGCTTCTCCCTTCGCCCCTTGAAGGTGAGGGGAGAAGCCAGTGATTTAACGGGCGGCTCCCCTCTCCCGCGTCAGGGAGAGGGGTTGGGGGTGAGGGCCGCACCCATGGCAGGGCGGCTCCCCTCTCCCGCGTCAGGGAGAGCCGGTTGGGCTGTCGGAGCGCAGCGGAGAGAGACCAATCCGCATGGGGTGGGGGTGAGGGCCGTGCGGCCGGGGTGTGTTTCTTGACGCGCGGAATATTCGTGCTACAATAGCTCTTGTTAATAGAACAAATATTCTATTAAAGATGGGTGTGAGGGGAGGTGAGAGATGAGCAGCGTACGGTACGTCGGGGCGACCGGCTTGGGGGCGCGGGCGGTGATGGAGGCGGGGACGTTACGCGACGCGCTTGACCGCGACGGCTGCGCCTTCGGCCAGGTCACGCGTGAACGTCTCGACAACTTGTCGGCGCGGCTGCAGAGCCTGCAGGCCACGGTCAATGCCATCGCCATCGGGGTCATGCTGCAGCTGGTGGCGTTCCTCTTCGCGGTCGTCGTGTTCTTGCTCAATCACATACGGTGATGGACCTGACCTGCGACTGAAGTCGCATGGCAAACCACGGCGACTAAAGTCGCTCGGAGTCCGGTAGCATCCGTGGATAGGGACGCAAAGGCGGCAATAGACACTTCAGTGTCCATGGTTTGCCATGCGACTTCAGTCGCAGGCTTTGAGAGAAGGAGTCCGTATGCTCGATGCGCGGAAACTGGCGCGGATTATGGGGAACAGGACGCGGATGCGCCAGGGCCGGACGCGGACGGTGACCCTGGTGTACCGCCGCCCCGAGGGGATCGCCTATGTGGCGGCCGATGTGGTGTGGCGCGCGCAGCCGTACGCGGAGCCGGCGGCGACGCCCATCGGAGCAGCGGGCGCGGCAGGCGGCGCGGGGATGGAACCCGCGGCGGTGCACGCCGAGTTCCCGCCTGAGATCGATCCCCGGCTCGTCACGTTCATCGCCGACACGCCGGTAGCCACGGCCGAGGCAGTGGCGTCCGTGCCGCGGTACGTCGTGGCGCGCTATCACGCCGCCGGCATCGTGACCAACCGCTGGGTGGTGGAACTCAAACGGCTGAGATAGGCGCCCTTACCCCCAGCCCCTCTCTCTCAAGGGGCGAGGGGAGAATCCCGTGACTCGACGGGCGGCTCCCCTCTCCCGCGCACGGGAGAGGGGTTGGGGGTGAGGGGGCATAAGGAAAGGAGGCGAGCCTATGGCCTGGCAGCCGCGCTGGCGGCATATCAGCCAGCTATACCGCCATACCGGAGACCCGGTGGGGGCGCTGGAAGGGGCGAGCGATTGTTACGAGGCGTCCCTCGCGCGCTATCTGCGTGAGCAGGGCTATCCATTCGCGGGGGACGACGCGGCGCTGGTGGGCGCGATGCGCTTGCTGGCGACCGGGCAACCCGACCACGCGGGTCAGGGCTGGACCACGCTGGAGCAGGGCGGGCGGACCCTCGACGCGCTGGGCGTCACCTGGCGCTGGACGAGTAGCCTGGCCGAGACGCGCGCCGCCGCGTGGGCGCTCTGTTGGGTGCGCGCGGCCTGCCTGCGCACGGCCGTGCCGAACGTGGTCGACGGACGGCGGGTGTATACGGACTACCCGCTGTGGTGGCTGGGCGGCGGTGGCGCCCCCGACCACTTCATCCTGCGGCTGCCCAACGGCGCGTTCAACGACCCGCTCTCGTACTGGAACAGCGGGAACGACACGGTCTACACGGATACGAGCCTCGCCGCGGCTTTCGGTGGAGCCTATGTGTTGGAGCGATCGCCGTGGACAGCGGCGCGCACGGCCGGCGCCTCGCTACGGCCGTCGCGCGACGCGGCATCCCTGGTCATCGCCTGTCCCGAGGGGCTGCATCTGCGCCGGACGCCCACGCTCGCGGCGGAGGTATTGGCGACGCTGCGGGACGGCGAAGAGGTGCGCGACGCCTACGCCGACGCGTGCCTGTGGACCTTCGTGAGCGCCCACAGCCTGCACGGGTGGGTGCGGCGGGAGTACGTACGGAGTCGATAGTCGATAGTCGATGGTCGGTAGTCCGGTTTCGACAACCGAGCGTTCTATCGTTGCCCCACGAACATTGACGGCCACATTACCATCGACTATCGACTATCGACTATCGACTATCGACTACTGACTACTGACTACTGGAGGAATGATGCACGACGAGTTGCTGCACGCGGTAATCGGGCTGGAGTATCAGGCGGCGTTGCTGGCGGCGCCGCCGTTGACGACGCTGGGGGTGGGCTGGGTGGCGCGGCTGGTTCTGACGCATCTGCGCGACCGGCGCGCGGCGGGCTACGCGGCGCGGTTGGTGGCGTGGGCCGAGCAGGTCATTCCGGCCAAGAGCGCGCGTTACGGCGAGGTCGCGGCGTTGCTGGCGCGGCGCTTCCCCATGTTGTCGGGCGAGCAACTGGAGGTGCTGATCGAGAGCGAGGTACTCGACCTCAAGACGGCGCTGCACGCCGCGGTTCCGGCGAGTGTGGCGGCCACGACGGGCGTTGTCGCGGCGGCCGCCACGACGACGGATAGCGGTCAGGGCGTGGCCGCCAGCGGCGAGGCAGTCGCGGCGGCATCGGTCGTCGCCGCAGGGACCGCTCCAACCGCACCCGCGGCGTTACGCGGGGGCGGGGTGTAAGGAGACCTGACCTTAAAAGGTCATGGCAGGAGACGGACCTTGAAAGGTCTGTGTAGACTCGGCGCGCCTCGGTGTGTTGACACAGTGGGCAGGCTCGTCACCGTGCTGACCTTTTAAGGTCCGTACCCTACCATGCGCTTTTAAGCGCAGGCCCGTGACGTCCACCATCACAATTGTAGGTGGCTCCTGCGGTAGAGACGGACCACCTGAATAGTGGTAGGAGGATAGGGTGACAGAAGACGGAGTGATGACATATGCGCTGCCGGAGGGCGACTCCGGCAATCGCGCTAAGGGCAGCGACGCGCCGGCTACGCAGCCGGCGTGGGGCTGGGGATTGGCCCTATCGGGTCCACGCAATGATGAAGATGTGGCCCAAGCGCTCATGGACTTGCCGGCGGACGCGCGCCTCTACACGACGCGCCAACAGATAGCCGCACGCCGTGACCTGGGGGCGCGGTTGGGCTCGTATCAGGAGTATCGGCCCGAGCCGTTCGAGGGGGCAGAAGGCTGAGTGGCGAGTGGCGAGTGACGACAGTTACACGTAGGGAGGGTATGACATGGACCAGCATCCCAGCATGATGACGCCGAGCGAAACGTATGACGCGCCCAATGGGGGACCCGATTGGCCGCCCGACCGCTTCACACGCATGGTGATGGATACGACGCCGGCGGGAGCGGGAGTGACGGGAACGGTGGGGATAGATACGCCCGCCGCGCACTCCTACGCGAACGACGCCAACATGGAGGCTTTCGACGCGCTGCCGCCCTACGCCATGACCGGCGCGGACATGACGGACCCGGAGCGCTACACCGGAGCGGCAGGGACCTGCGACTGACAGGCAGTGGCCTGACGTCGCATGGCAAACCACGGCGATTACAGTCGCGCGGGGCGCCGTGCATAGAGACACGTCAGTGTCCGTGGTTTGCCATGCGACGTCAGTCGCAGGCCCTTGGGAGTGTCCGTCGTTTGCCATGCGACGTCAGTCGCAGGCCCTTGGGAGTGTCCGTCGTTTGCCATGCGACGTCAGTCGCAGGCCCTTGGGAGTGTCCGTCGTTTGCCATGCGACGTCAGTCGCAGGCTCCTGAAAGGAGGTCAACATGCCCGAGTCTGAGTCCGAGGACGCCACCGAGGCGATGCCGGGGCGAGTGCGCATCGTGGCCAGCCTGCGCGAGGCGGTGATGGATCGGGAGCGGCGCGCGGTGGAGGTGGTGTGTATCCGCGCGGGGCTCTCCAAGAACGGCAACTACTATGCGCCGGCCGTGGTGCGGGCGATGGCTCCGCTGTTCGAGGGCGCGCGCGCCTTCGCCGACCACCCCGCCCCCGGCGAGCGGCCCGAGCGCAGTATCCGCGATATCGTGGGCTACTACAAAGATCCGCGCGTCGACGACGAGGGGACGCTGCGCGCGACGCTCAAGGTGGTGCGCGGGGCGGAGTGGCTGTGGGACCTCGTGCGCGAAGCGGTCGAGGAGGGGCAGCCCGACCTGATTGGGCTCTCCATCGACGCCGACGCGCGTGTGGCGCCCGGCCGCGTGGAGGGGCGCGCGGCGCGCGTGGTGGAGGCTATCACGCGCCTCAACTCGTGCGACGTGGTGACGCGCGCCTCGGCCGGCGGCCGCCTCGAGCGCATCCTGCAAGCCGATGCAGGGGCGTCGCTGCGATATCAAGACACAGAGGATAGAGGGGAGGATATGAGCATGGTAGAAGACAGCGCGGGAGCCAACAAGACGCCGGAAGGTCAGGAGACGGTCGATGGGGCGGTAGCTATACAGGAAACCGCCGTGTCTTCAAGTCTTCGCGACGAACGTGTCGAAGAGTCTCTCCAGCAGTTGCGCGAGGAGGTGCGGCGCGAACGGCGTCTGCTGGCCTGTGAGCGCGAGCTCGACGGGGCGCTGCGGGCGTGCGTGCTGCCGGCGCCGGTGCGTGAGCGCGTGGAGCGGCGCTTCCGCGGGCGCCTCTTCGAGAGCGGCGACCTGGACGCGGCCATCACCGACGAGCGCGATATGCTGGCCGCGCTGACCGACGCGGGTCTGGTGCGCGGCATGGGCTTCGAGAAAAGCATCCGCGTGGGCATGAACGAGGCCGAGAAGCTACAGAAGGCCTTCGACCAACTCTTCGACATCCACGAAGGTGAGCGCGTGCCCGCGCTCGGCGGCATCCGCGAAGCCTACGTCGTGGCGACCGGCGACGCGGCCATCAGCGGTGTGACCGCGCCCGAGCGGTTGCGCGAGGCCGACGTCACCACGGCCACCTTCTCGTACCTGCTGGGGACCAGCATGAACAAGCGCCTGCTGCATGACTACCAAGCGTGGCCCAGTGAGTGGCAGAAATTCTGCACGGTTATGCCGATCCGGGACTTCAAGCAGCAGGACCGCATCCGGCTCGGCGCGTTCGGCTCGCTCTCGACCGTGCCCGAAGACACAGCCTACACCACGCTGACGCTCGCCGACACGCGCGCGATCTACACGCCGCAGAAGCGCGGCAACCTGGTGGCCGTCACGCGCGAGACGGTGGTCAACGACGATCTGCACGCCATCCGGCAGATCCCCGGCAAGTTGGCCGTCGCGGCGGCTTTCACGCTGGCCGAGTTCGTCTACAGCTTCCTGACGGCGACGAGCAATATCTACGACGGCAGCCCGCTGTTCACCAAGGGGGGCGCGCACAACAACAGCGCGGTGACGACGCCGGGGACGGCCAACAGCGGCGCGGCGCTGGCGTCGGCGGCGATGCAGAGCGGTGTTACGGCGATGCGGCGGCAGACCAACCTGGCCGGCAAGCCGATCGGGCTCAAGCCGCGCTATCTGGTAGTCTCACCCGAACTGGAATGGCAGTCCATGGTCATCACCAAATCGGCCGGGGCGCCGGGCGTCAACTACAACGACATCAACCCGATGCTGGGCTACGCCGAGGTCATCGTGGCTCCGCAGCTGACCAGCGCGACGGGCTGGTACCTGGCCTGCGACCCGCGCGTGGTCGACACGGTTGAGATCGGCTTCGTCGGCGGCCAGCTCAACCCCGTTCTGTTCGTGCAGGACCAACCGCTCTACGGCGCCAACTTCACCAACGACGTCCTTACCTATAAAGTACGCCACGAGTACGGCGGCGCCGTGGTGGACTACCGGGGGTTGTATCAGGGGAACAATTAACGAGTGGCGAGTGACGAGTGGCGAGTGTGGGGCGCATGTCGTCACTCGTCACTCGTCACTCGCCACTCGCCACTCGCCACTGAAAACGGAGTGAGCATATGCCCTATTACGATAGCAGCGGGAACGCGCTGGTGGAGGTGGGCGGGCTGGCGCCGGTGGCGGCGCCGCAAACGGCGCTGGCGGCGACGACCGATACGCCGGTGACCTTCGCGCAGCGCGTGCGTTCGTACCTTATACAGAACAATACGGCGGGGCCGATCTACCGCGCGCTCGACGCGCCGGCCGGACCCGGCTCGTTGGCGATCGCCGCCGGAACGACCTTCACCGAGGCGGCTACCGTCTCCGTGCTGCACCTCTACGTGCCAGGGGCCACGACCGTCAACGGCGCGGCCGCGGGCGGGATCGTCGTCGAAGGACGGGTATAGCAATGAAAAGAATTGATGCAGGCGCCTTCCTCCTCCATTGCAAAAACGCCTCCCCCTCTCCCGCGTCAGGGAGAGGCACGCTGGCCCGCAGGCCGCGGCCGGCGGGCCAGCTAGCCATGGGATGGGGGGTGAGGGCGACCCTAGTCGAAGGGCGGGTGTAGCGATGCCGTACACGGGTGGTCCGCCGGCCGGGGCGCAGCCGGCGATCTTCGCGCCCGACGGCGCGCTCGACGCCTGGACCGCCGCCAGGAGCGCGGCGGGGCGGGGCGTCGTAGCGGTGGCGGGGATCGGCGACTCGATCCTGCGCGGGCACTACGCCACCGCGCGCTCCAACGGCCACTTCTGGGCGCGGTTCGTGGCGGCTCTGCAAGCTAGATATGGCGGCGCCGGTGAGGGCTTCAAGCCGGTGTCGGACACGCTCGACAACGCCTACACCTACGCCGGCTTCAGTGCCGTGGCGCAACCGTGCTGGACCTATAGCGGGACGTGGAACCAATATGGCGCGACCTACGGCGTGGGGGGCCAGGCGCACCAGAGTCCCAACGGGTCCGGCGCGGCCACGGGCCTCTTCAGCGGGACCGGCGTCGACCTGATCGGGCTGCGGCAGCCGGGCGGCGGCCCCTACACCGTGACGATCGACGGCGTACCCTACGACCAGTACGGCGTCGCCTACGGCGCGGGCGGGAACGCCTCGGCCTACGCGAGCGGCGCGGCCAGTCCCGTCGTCTATTTCTCCGCGCGCGGCCTCGCGCCGGGCCAGCACACCATCGTCATCGCGCCGCAGGCGGGACTACTGTGGCTACACGGCTTGGTCGCCTACAATGGCGTGGGGCGGGGCATCCTGCCCTACGCCATGTCCTACAGCGGCAAGAGCGCCTACCAGACGCTGCTCAACACCAGGGTGGACTCGGCGCGCGCCTCGGTCGAAGCGTGGGCGCTTCCGCCGAAGTTAGTCGTCATCGAGCACATCGTCAACGACATGCAGCAGGGCGTAGCGTTCGACACCTACGAAGCGCTGCTACGGCGGCTATGCGACTCGGCCAGAGTCGTGGGAGCGTCGGTCCTCTTCGTGATCCCCTTTATTGGACCCATGGCAGGGGCGTGGGCCAACCTGGCGACGGCGCACGCCTACATTGACCGCGTCTACAACGTCGCGCGGCGCCACAACGCGGCCGTGCTCGACATCAACGCGGCGTGGGAGGCGCTCGGCCCTATCGTCGCCGCCACCTACATCGGCAGCGGCGACGCCCACCCAATCGACGCGGGCCACGCCGATATCGCGGCGCGGCTGATTGGATTGTTGGTGTAGTAGCTAGTCGCTAGTCGTTAGTAGTTAGCAATTCTAACGACTAACGACTAGCGACTAGCGACTTATAGAAGGGAGGCATCATGGCCTACACACCGCCCGTCCAGGCGACGGCGATCGAGGGCTTGCAGATCGACGCGAGCGGGGGCCCGCAGCCGGCGCCGAATCCGACGGTGCAGGCGGGGCGGCAGCTGTGCTTCGCCGGGCAGACGGCGAACACAAGCGCGACAGCGGCGGCGAACCAAGCGTTGGGCGCATTCAGCATCCCGGCAGGGACGGCCAACGGCGCTACGATCGCGGTCCCCAACGCGCTGGTCGGGCCGGGCTCGTACGTGTTCCTGCAACCAACAGGGAACGGCGGCGCGATCACGGGGCTGGCTGTCACCGCGACGGCGGCGGGACAGTTCACCGCGACGGTGTACAGCACGGGCGCGACGACGAGCGCCACGGACGTGTGGTATGTGGTGGTCAATTAGGGGCGCGGCCCTCACCCCCAACCCCTCTCCCTGACGCGGGAGAGGGGAGCCGCCTGGCAAGTCACGGGGCCAGGGGAAAGGGGCCGCCTGGCAAGTCACGGGGGAGTATGTTGTCGACCCACTGGCTCTGGCCCCAAAGTCTCCCTCGTTACCCGTGATCCGATGTGGCGGCCCCCCTCTCCCGCGTCAGGGAGAGTGCGCTAGCCCGTCGCCCGCGGGTAGGGCGAGGGGCTAGTTAGCCATGGGGTGGGGGTGAGGGCCGTCTTGGAGGTAATCTTATGACCCTTATTCTCTCTTACACACCCGCCGGGACGCCCGGCGGGCATCCGACGCTGGTGGAGGCGGTGGCCGACCTGCGCCAGGACCTGTTCGACCGGACGCAGGGGCTGGACGCGGGCGTGTCGCCGCGCTGGAGCGACGACGATTTGGTACGCGCGCTCGACCGCGCCGTCGACGAGTATTCGTTCGTCGCGCCGCTCGTGAGCGCGGTAATGACGGCGACGCTGCCGGGGACACGCTCGTACGCCTATCCGCCCGGCGCGTGGTGGATCGAGAGCGTGGAGTACCCCAGCGGGCTCTACCCGCCCGCGCTGGTCCCGTTCGAGGAAGGTGTCACCCCGAGCCTGGGAACCCCGACGGTGGCGCCGACAACAATGGTAAGTGGCGCAACCGGCCCGCTCAGCGGGACGTACGCGTGGGGCGTGACGTTCTTCAAGAGCGGTGGCGAGACCGTGCTCGGCCCGCTCTCGGCGCCGCTGGCGTTGAGCGGGGGCGCGGCGCTGTTAGGCGGGCTACCGCTGGGGCCGCCGGGGACAGTCGGGCGCGGCATTTATCGGACGCGCGTGGGCGTGGCGACGGATGCGGCGCTGGTCGGGCAACTGCTCGACAACATGACGACGGAGTGGGTCGACGCCACGCCCGATGCGGCGCTGGGCGCGGCGCCACCGGCGTCCGACAGCACGGCCAACCTGGCGCAATTCACGCTCAAGCTCCCGCCGGAGCGGTTGCCCGTCGACACGAGCGGCGCGCTCACCGTTACCTACGCCGGCAAACACCAATTGACGCAGGCGGGGACGAGCATCCCAGAGCGCCACCACGACATCGTGCTGCTGGGCGCGGCGGCCTACGCCATGCTGGCGTACCAGGCGGGGACGAACGACCTGTTCGAGTACCAGGACGGCGAGATGCGCGACCGCGTCGATGAGCGGAAAGTGCCAACGGCGTGGCTGACGGCGGGGACAAGCCTGCTGACGCGCTTCCAGGGCAAGCTCACCGAGATCAAAGGCCAGCGCAACGCCGGCGTCGCCGCCATGGCGCGCTGGGGCGACGTGCCGGCGCGCTGGCGCTGGACATGACGGGTGGCCGTAGGGGCGTATGCCATACAGCCCTGTCCGGTGAAAAGTACCCACCGCCATCATAGGTGTAGGGGCGTATCGCTATACGCCCGGCGTTTGCCGCAGAGATGTCCACTGGACGGCGAACGCCGACGAACACCGCGCTTGCGTCGCGACGGACAAACGCGCGGCGAAGACACTTCAGTGTCCGTTGTTTGCCATGCGACTTTAGTCGCAGGCCAACGGCGGTACAGGGCCATTTCATTCTCCCCCTCACCCCCGACCCCTCTCCCTCAAGGGGTGAAGGGAGCGACCCGTGACACGCCGGGCGGCCCCCCTCTCCCGCGTCAGGGAGAGGGGTCGGGGGTGAGGGCCCTGCTATCGCGCCGAGAATGAAATGGCCCTGTACGGCGGTAGCTTGCCCTGCGACTTCAGTCGCAGACCTGTGTAATGTGGGTGACATGTGGGAGGTGGAGCGATGGACGAGGACAGGGTGACATGCCGCGCGACGCGGCGGGATGGCGAGCCGTGCCGGGCCAAGGCCGGCCCGGCGGGTTATTGCTTCGGGCACGACCCCGACCTCGCGCAGCGCCATGAGGAGGGACGAAGCGTGGGCGGCCGCAACCGGGCGACGGCCGCGCGCGTCGGCAAGCTGTTGCAAGGCGACGGCGAGATAGTCGACGTGTTGGGCTTGCTCAAGACCGCCATGGTGGAGGCGTACGCGGGAACGCTGGACGCACGCTCGGCGGGAGCGCTCGCCTCGCTGAGCAACGCGCTGGTGCGCATGCACGAGATCGGGACGCTCGAACTGCGCATCAAGGCGCTGGAGAATCGGGGTGAGTAGCCTGCGGGCGCGGATGGGCCGGTTGGAGGCGCGGCCGCCGGAGCAGCGCTACCCGCAGGACCTGCTCGACGATGTGGCGCGTTTCACGGCGTTGGTCGGGAGCAGCACGCTGCGCCCGTACCAATGCACGGTGGCCGAGGCCGTCCTGGACAGCGTGCGCGCGGGCCGTGGCGACGTCATCTCGGTGATGATGGCCCGCCAGATGGGCAAGAACCAAACGAGCGCGGCCCTGGAGTACTACCTGCTCAACCTCTTCGCAGGGGCGGGCGGTCAGATCGTCAAGGCCGCGCCAACGTTCAAGCCGCAGATTATCAACAGCATGCTGCGCCTGCGGCGCGAGTTGGAGGGTCCGTACACCGCCGGGCGCGCCCGGCCGGTGTTCGGGTACGGGCTGCAGTTGGGGCGGGCGCGCATCCTGTTCTTCTCCGCCGAGAAGAGCAGCAACGTGGTCGGCGCGACGGCGGATATTCTATTGGAAATCGACGAGGCGCAGGACGTCGACGAGACCAAGTATCTGCAAGACTTCAGGCCGATGGCCAGCACCACGAACGCCACGACCGTGCTCTACGGCACGGCGTGGACGGAGGACTGCCTGCTCGAGAAGACCCGTCGGCACAACCTGGAGCTGGAGGAGCGCGACGGACGGCGACGGCACTTCGAGTTCGATTGGACGACGCTGGCGGCGCTCAACCCCGCCTACAAGCAGTTCGTGTCGAGCGAGATCGCGCGCATGGGCCTGGACCACCCCGTGGTGCGGACGCAGTATTTGTTGCACGCCGTGCCAGGGTTGGGCAAGTTCCTGAGCGTGAAGCAGCGCGAACTATTGCGAGGGCGGCATGAGCGACTGCGGGCGCCGGAGCTGGGCAGTGCGGGCAGCGGACCGAGCGGACACGGTGTCAGCGGACACATAGCGTACGTGGCCGGAGTGGATGTCGCTGGCGAGGATGAAGAAGCCAGCGACGCGGCGCTACGGGCATTGAAGCCGCGGCGGGACTCGACGGTGGTCACGATCGGGCGCATCAGATGGAACGACGAGGGCGAGGTCGGGGTCGAAGTCGTCGAGCACTACTGGTGGACGGGGCGGGACCACCAGACGCAGCTGCAGGAACTGGAGCGGCTGACGCGCGAGGTGTGGCACTGCCGGCGGGTGGTGGTGGACGCGACGGGGGTGGGGGCGGGATTGGCCTCGTGGCTAGAGCGGACGCTGGGTGATCTCGTGGTGGAGCAGTTCATGTTCTCGGCGCCGTCAAAGAGCAGGTTGGGGTTCCAGTTGCTGGAGATGATCAACACCGGGCGGTGCAGCGTGTATAAGGACGGCGGCGAAGAGGCGGCCGAGTTGTGGGGCGAGGTGGGATTGGCGCGGTACGAGATGCGGGAGAACAATCAGATGCGGTGGTACGTAGCGCCACACGAGGGACACGACGACTTCCTGGTGTCGTTGGCGCTGTGCTGCCAGGCGGCGCAGGGGGCGGTGCGGCCCGCTACGGACGCTGTGATTCGGCCGCGACGGATCGCGTATGGGGATTAGCGGCATCTCAAGAGTCGCTCAACCACGCTCGACACTGACACTCAGTGTAAAGTTTTCTCCTAGAGCGGAGAGATAGCGCTGGAGTGACCGCAGCGTATACGCGTCGTACCCCTGTTTCTCAAGGCGAGCGACTTGCGCCTGTGATACGCCCAGTCGCTCCGCGACATCCTTTTGGGTCAGGCCGCTCGCTTGCCGCGCCTCGACAAGTTGGAGCCAGATTTCCTTCGCGCTTCCAGCCCGACCGCAGTCGGCGTACGCTGCCATGCGACCGCAGTTGCAGGCCAACGCCCAGTGGCGCATGGCGCGTGGCCTATCGGGGCGGCCCCTGGTGGGCCGGGTAGATCAGCCCATTGCGCGACACAGCAGGTACGGCTTATCCTCGCTTCTAAAAGACAGATGTCTCAGGACGAGTTGAGGAGATATACCCAATGCCCAAGCCTACCCTGTTGCGCCTATCGCTGCTGTCCGCGGTACTTGGAGGGAGCGTCTATGTTGGCGCCGCCCCGCAGCGCGTAGCGCGCGCCGACGATACAGCCCCCACCGATGTCACCCTCACGCTGCCGGACGCGCTCGGCCACGGCCAGACGCGCCGCGAGCCGCGCTACAGCGCGCAGGACCACGGCCACGCGCACGGCCTGGGCGCGCAAGTCGCCAGCGCCGGCGTCGCGGCTCCGACAACCACGACGACGTCGAGCGCGGGCGTCACGGCGGGCACGGCGCCCGCAAGCGTCGACCTATCGGGTAACGCACCGCCAGTGGGCGACCAGGGACAGGTCAACTCGTGCGTGGCCTGGGCCGAAGACTACTCCATGCGCGGCTACTACGCCAAACGCGACGGCTACTACCCCGCCGGCGGAAACCCGGCTACGGGCAGCTTCGAGCCCATGGACACCTACGCGCAACTCGCCAAGGGGCAGAACATTGGTACCTACATGGACGATCACCTGAACATCTTGCAGAGCCAGGGTATCGACAGCCGTGGCGACTACACGCAGGGCGATTACGACTACACCACGCAGCCCAGCGCCGCCGAGACGGCCAACGCCGCGCACTATAAGATCGCCAGTTGGTCCAACCTGTTCTCCTGGGGCACACCAGGCGTCGGCACGGTCGCCCAGCAGGACATCGAGAACGCGCTGGCCGGCGGCAACCCGGTCGGGCTGCTCATCCCCGTGTATAGCAACTTCTACAACCTGGCGCCGGGCTCGTCCTACGTCGACGTACCGACCTCCGGCATGACCAACTACGGCAACCACGCCGTGACCGCCTTCAGGTACGACGCCAACGGCGTGTGGGTCGAGAACCAATGGGGCACGGGCTGGGGTCAGAGCGGCTGGGCCGAACTCTCCTGGGCTTTCGTCAATGGCTACGCCTACCAGGGCGTCGTGATGACGCCGGCCGGCGCGCCGTCCGCGCAGCCAAGCGCCACGTCGACGCCGCCGGCCGTCCCGCCGACGAACACGCCGCAGCCAACCGCGACACAGGCGCCGCCGACCAGCACACCACCCGTCCCGCCGACCAACACGCCGACCGTAGCTCCAACCCAGGCGCCGCCCACGAATACGCCCGCCCCCATGAGCGACTTTACGCTGACGCCGGCGCAACTGGTCATGACCGTCGCGCGGTCCGGGTCGGGCTCCGATCAGTTCACTCTCAGCGGCCAGAGCGGAACCGCTACCCTGAGCGTGAGTGGACTCCCGGCGCGTACCTCGGCGACGTTCTCGGCCAATCCCGTGACATTGAGCGGCCAGGCCTCGACCAGCCTGACCATCTCGGCCGCCCGCAAGGCAACCCCCGGAACCTATACCGTGCGCGTCACGGCCACGGATGGCGCGTACAGCCACACGCAGACGCTGTCGTTGACAATCGTGTAG